CCCGCTCAGCTTTGATCTTGGCGAGCGCTTCCGGCCCGAGAAGAACAGACTTGGCTGCTGCTGCGGCTCCTGCTGGACCGCCGGCAACGCCAGCAGCTGCAGCAGCGGCGCCAGCATGAGACACGCCGGCAGCGACGCGTGCAGCAGCGCCAGCGCCGACACCAAACATGCCGCCTATGCCGCCTGCTGCTCGTTTTAACGGATCCAGTAGGTAACGATTGAGTGTTGTTGCGACTTCCTTCACCGCATCGGTGACTTGGTTCATCGTCTTTCCGAGAACTTTCAGCGGGACGATCAACTCGGGCGTCTCTCCAATTCTCGCAACCGTCGGTCGCGTAACCACGCCACCACGCTGGTATGCAGGCAGCATCTGTTCATTGGTCGGGATATTCGCGCCAGCGGCAACTGCGGCAGCTGCGGGCGCTTTCACCGCTTTGCCAGCGCCGAATTTCATCCATGACGGCAGATGCAAGCTCGCGGCGAAATTGTTCCACTTAGTCTTCATCCACTCGATGACGCCGGTCCACGTATCTTTGATGCCGTCCCAAAAGCCGGTGAAGAATGCTTTGACGACGTTCCACGAGTTCACGATTGTTTTGCCTACGGCTCCCCAGTCGACATGGATCAGCCAGTCGATCGCTGCAATCAATGCCTTGAGCGGAATAAACGACGCTTGTAAGGCTGGCCCTATGATTGGCACCTTGCCGACCGCATCGTAGGCGGCTTGAACTCCTTCCTTGAACTTGTTCCAATGTGTTACAACCCAGACGAGCGCGGCAGCAAGAGCAACTAGACCGATAATGAGCCAGCCTGCCGGGCCGATCGCGCCTAACAACGGAAGCAAGAATTTGCCGATCTGTAATGCTGTCATGACACCCTTGAGTGCAGGTGTCGTGACCGCACTCACTTTGCCGATCACCGCAATCGCCAACGCCAGCTTGGTGAGATTCTTGACCAGCGGCAACAGCCAATCTTTGTTCTCGTTGACGTAATCGATAACCTTGGCCATTTTGTCGAGCAAGCCAACGAAAACGTCTCCGATCTTTTTGCCCCAGTCTTGCGCGTCTTTCACGCCGAACGCCTTGCCGAATCCTTCAGTGAGTCTCTTCCAAGAGTCGCCAAGTCGCTTATACACGCCGCTCTCTGAGAGCGTCTGCTTGAACTTGTTCCATGCTGGAATGAGACCTGTGCGAATGAAGTCTGCGAGTTTCTCCATCGCTTTGACACGTAGGTCTTGAATCGTTTCGAGGAACGGCCTCGCCTCAGGCAGCAACTTGCGCCATGCCTCAGCCATTTTGCCCATCGCTGGCAGCATTTTGACGCCGAGGTCTTCAGACATTTTCTTCTGCTCTTCCTTCAGCTTCTGAAGCTGACCTGTGGCAGTGTGAAGCGCCTTCGCGTTCTCGCCCGAATAACTCGCGAAAAACTTTCTCAGCGCCTTGTAGCGTCCCATCGCAGACGTTTGGTCACGAAACTCTTTCGTCTGCTGCTTGTTCATGACGAGACCGTATTCTTCGAGCGCCTTGACTTTGCCGCCGCGGATCGCTTTGCCTGTGGCGAGGGCGAGACCTTGCATGTCTTCCTCAGTTGCGCGTGCGCCTTTGATCGAGACGAGCGCGTCAGCGAGCGGACCTTCCATCTGCGCGATTAACTTCGGCGTGACTTTGTAGACCGACAACGTCTTGGCTGCGATGTCATACATGTCCGAAGACACGACGCCTTGCTTCGACAGCGCTTCGCCGTATTGGTGCAGAAGGTCGACTTGCTCTTTGGCGACACCGACACCTCGGCTGCGGATGCCCTCGATGCGCATCAAGGAGGCCGTGAGCGTGCGCGTGCGATCTTCGGCTTCCTGCGCCTGTTTAACAGCGCCTTCGAAGATGTTGCTGAAAACTTTTTTTGCGGCAAATCCTGCGAAGGCGGCGCTCAGACCAACGACACCTAATGAGAGTTTCTTGAAAAAACTGCCCATCTTGCCCGCTGCGCGCTCCAGACTTTTCAGTCGAGCCTGCGCTTGCGTCATCGCGCCCTTGAACGAGCCGAGCAACTTCGCGCCTATGGCGAAAATCGTTACATACTCGCGCTTTCCTGCTGCCAAGTTTTCTTCACCTCCTTTGAGCCGCTCTGTCGGCTTGTTCTTGCTCTTGTTCGATCTGCTCTGCCAGCTCCAGCATAAAACTTCCTAGCTCCTTGATAGGCAGCTCCATCCAGTATTCGACGCCACCGCCAGTTGCGCGAGCGAGTCGCACTGCTATGGCGCGGAGAAGTTTGGTTATACTTTCTCCTCTTCCGGCGAGCTGCCACAGGCTTTTAGGGCTTCGAGTCTCAGTGGTGTGTAATACCTCCTTGGTAGTTTCTGAATGAGACCAAGCGGCACGCCGCTGCCCGGGCGTTCGTTCGGGCGATAACCAGCGTGCGCCAGAATGATCGCGTGATATAGCGGCTTGAGTTCAGGCAGAGGCGTTTCGTCCCTGTCCGGCTTGTAGAGTCGCGTGAACTCGCGCTCGCAGCGCTGGAAGTCTTTGCCGATCATTCGATCGAAATCGAAGATCAATTCGTCATACGATTGACCATCGTATTCGACCGCTGGATCGAACTTGATGCGGACCGGCGGCTTTGCTGGCTCGATCTCGATGTCGCGATACGCTGACGCAGCTTCCTGCGCGTCGCGTTCTAATTCTTGAACTGTTGGCCCGTCGCTGTCTGGCAGCCGATTTAACGTGGTCGTGGGAGTTTCGGTTTCCTTTTGGTCATTTGAGTTTGGCATAAGACGTTCATAGCCGATACTCAAATGCCAATCAACTGCCGAATGCGTTGCGCGTGATCGACGAGCTTGGCGCCATCCCACCAACGGCACACCGCGTTCTCTTTGTCGACTTCGAGGACAATGCGATCGTCATGCAGACAACGAAGACTGATCAGTTCATATTCGCTGACTGCTTCGCCTTTGGTACCGACCTCAAGTTTTCCGAGATTGAATATTTTCGGCGCGACACCCATGACGTAGCGCCAGCCGGTGTGGACGATTTGGTTCGTGCCGCTGTCGTGCTGCTGGTGCGCTGCCCACGCGTCAAGCTGCACGCCTTGCTGGACTGTGGCAAAGACTGCGTCGTCGACGACGGTGATCCAGTTGAGCGTTACCGAGATCGCTTGGAAATGGCACTGGACAGGCATGTCGATCTCGCCAAAAATGCCGCTGCCTTTCAGGGCGTCGGTGAGGTTCTGCAGGTTTGGCAACGTTACGTCAGCGAGACCGAGCAAACGCTTGCCAGCGAGAAAAATCGAATAATTTGCGACGTGGTTTGGAACTAACATAGGTTATCTCTCCGTGGTTTGTTGTTTTTTTAAGCTGCAGCTCCTGCGGCCTCTGGCCACAGATTCTGAATGTATGGCACCCAATACTCGATCTTGAAATCCAGCCACTCAGCTGGCGTCGGCACGGCGACATAAACATGGAAAACGTAGTGACCGTTGAGAATCTCGACGGTCGGGTTCTCGTCGTGACGAAACTCAATGCGCGCACCGAGCAATGCTTCCTGATTGGCTAGGCCATCGAGCCATTGCTGGATCGAATTGACGACTGCATCGATCAAGCGACGATTGCCCGGTTCATCAACTTTTTGCCAGATCGTCAAGACGATCGTGTTGCCGACGAAATCGAACATACGCCTCACCGGAATGAACATGTCCTTCACGTCGGTGCTCGATGGATAAACGGCAGTGCGGTTGCCCCAACTGCGCCAGCCACCGATCCAGTTGAGCGCGGTGATCACGCCTTGCGAGTTCAGCATGTTGGCGTCAAACAAGTGCATGTTGACCTCGCCGCCGTTTTCGAGCAGCAGCGCGTTCATCTTCAGGTTCTTGTTCGACGGCGAGCAATACGGCAGACCACCTCCACGGTAGGTGTCGGTCCATTGCAGGAGCGGACCTTGCTGAGACGCGAAATGATAGACTTTTCTCTGCGTCAAACCGATGAGCGCCGGTTGACCGAACAGCAATTCCTGCCTCGGAAACACGATGTTGTTCTGGTTCTTCCACGCATTGACATCCTGCGCCTTGAGGCACGCGTTCGTGTCGACATCGATCAAGCAGGTGCACGCGAAGCAGCCGTTGATGTTCTCGCTTTTTGTCTCCATGACAGAAGCAACCAACGGATCTTTTGAAAACGCTGGGCAGATGATGACACCCGGCACGCGCGCTGTCGCTTGAAACACGTCCTCGATGACTTCGAGGCCTTTGCGCTGCCCAGTGTTGATGTCGATGCCGCCGATCACGTCACCTGAGTCAATCGGGTTCGGATTCGGATGATCGCCCTCAAGCGTGATGATTGAATTATCAGCCGGAATTGCACCAGTCGTGACGCGAGTGATGACCCACGTCAGTTTGCTCGAAAGCGACAGCAAGTAATCCTTGCCTTCCTCGTAGGGCGTGGCGCCAGTCTCGTCTTTGACGACGATCGACCACGCAATCAAATCCTCTTGCGAGTCGACTTGACCAACGGCGAGCGTGAGCGTTTTAGGAGCCATGGTTGTCTTGCCATTCTCAGGATCGTTCACCGCGACGTAAATCACGGGGAACATTCCGAACTCGACAAAGATCGCGTCCATGTGCTCGCAGATGTCGTAGGTGCTCCAGTTGGTGCTATAGCCGAGTTCCGCGACCGCGTCCTCGTAGCGGTTGTAAATGCGCGGCTTGTTGATGTAATCGCGGCCGTCCTTGCGTAGATGCAGCGGGGCGGCGCCGAAAACAACGTTGATGCCCGGATACGCTGGCACGGGCGAAATGATACTTGTTGGAACGTCAGTCCAACTGACGCCGTGTGGGAAAGGTCCAAGAGTAGGCATGATGTTATTCCTCGATGATAGTTACTGGCTGCTTTTTTTCTTTCATGGTTGTTTGAGTGCGAACCCATCGCTGGACTTCGCGATAAAATGCTACATATCGCCCGCTCGTGCCGCGCATGTTGCGGGCAATATCGAAATTTAATTCTCGACGAACTACAGCAACCTGCGCCACCGGTATGAAGAGTTCACCAAGAGCAGGACAAAGCGCAATGCTGTCATAGAGATGCGGAAAGATGCCATCCAAGAAAAGTGTGCTGTAAGACAGACCGAGCTGCGGCACCTGCGGCCCCAAATATTGCACTTGGCCTTTGATCAGCTTCGGCTTCTGTTGATTTCGTTTAACCGCCATACAGTGTTGGTCCCGGTTCTTTGAAAATCCATGGATAGCCAAGCTGCAAATCAGGCAACGCGCGAGCACTCGGCAGTGTCCAATTCGTCGTGATCTCTGCGATGAAATGCGGGAACGTGTCAACGTCGAGCAGCTTCCAATCGATCGGCATTTGGATCGGATACGCTTTATCGATTACGCCTTGCCCGTATGTCGTGAGCGCGATGACGAGCGCTTCAGTGACGTTGAGGCAGTCTTGGTAGCCGCCGCTCTCAGGGTTTTCGTCATACATGTTGACGAAGATTTTGGCAGTGATCGTTGTCTCGTTGATCTCTGCGTGACCGCTGAGCACCTGCACGATGATCGCAGGGAAATCAGGCAGCTTGTCGATCGCAACTTCGCCTGTCACCGAACGCGGGATGCGACCGCGTTTGACTTGCGGCGGTTGCTTGAGCGCGAGCGTCTGCGCGCGTTCAGTGTAGTCGTAGGATACGGGCGGTTGGTCAGGGTCGCGCACGATCGGGTGCTCCGGCTCTGTTGCTTGCGCGAGGTTGAGCGTTGGATTGTCGAACCGATAACCAGCGACGACCTGCTCGATGAACTTGACGAGCGTGACTTCGAGATCATACACGGTATGCGCGCGAACGTGGAAGTCTGGTTCGGTTATCGGGTGCGGTTTCATTTTTTCACACGTATGACCAAGCGACGAACGCTGCGCCAGCGCACAGCCAATTCACTTTGTTCAGCGTCGTCGAATTGCTGAACGAGACGACTGCGCCAATGCTGAAGCAGACTGCGCCGATGATGAACAGAATTTTTTTCAGGCCCATGATCTTATCCTTTGCCTCTCGCCAAGACCCGGTTCAACTCGTAATCGATGCGCTTGGTGAGAGTTTCATCCATTGCTTTATGGGCAGCTGGCCCAACTGAGGGCCGGCTCGCCATAATTGACGCACCGATTGTGATGATCTTTCTGATCGGAAGATGAGCTTTCGACGTGCGCATGAACGGGCCCGTGTAGCCTGTCGGCATCGCAGCGACGAAACCGCCACTGATCAGACCGCCGCCGCTTTTCTTCACTTGCACGTAAAGCGGGCGTTTGGTCCCGGGACTCTTCGGTCGATAGACGAACTTCGAAACCTCAAGCATGCCCTGCTTCACAATGACGGCGCCGCTCAGGTTCGCGCGATTCGCACCCTGCACCCTGATCGGAATGTCCTTCTGCTTGATGACGTATTCTTTGCGAATCTCGCGCCTGACTGCTGTGCGCCCGCTGTCGAGCGCGCGATTGATCGCTGGCGACAACACTTTCGGGACGCCGTCCTTTACGCCCGCGAGTTCTCTTTTCAGTTTCTTCATCTCGCTGGCATCAATAGTGAGTTCGACCATATCAGTTGTTTCCGTAGCGGGCCGGTTGTGAACGCGTCGCTGACAGCGAGATTTTGTAACAGCTCTCCTCGTCCGTGATGTCGAGCACTTCCCACGGTTGGTTGGCAGGCGAGTAAATCAGCTCACCTGCCACGGGCATCCGAGGCAAGTATTTGTGCTCGATGTAGCAGATCACGTCGCCGAGATAGACGCCGTGGATTTTGACGACTGGCTGCTGTTTCGCTTGCTCCATGTCCCAAACAACCTTCGCCTTGAACACTTTGAAGCCGCCGTGACCATCGTTGATGCGGAACTCGCGCCAAGTTCCGAACTCAGATGGCTCGATGAAAACTTCATCGAGATCAGGGGCAAACTGATCACGAAGACTCATGCTGACGATTTCTTATTTGCCTTTGTTTTTGCGGTGCTTTTGGATCGCCTTGACGATGTCGGCTTTGTGAGTCGTGCCCGAGAGATCAGCGCCCTCTTTCGCAGCGGTATCTTTCAGCTCCTCGACGGTCTGTTCGTTCAGATCGTTGCTGCTGCCGCCGCCGCTCAGGTCTTTCAACTGTGGGCCCGCGCCTGCAGGATAAGTCATTGGCAGTGCTTCGATGATGCGGAAGCCCAAGATGTCTGCTGGCATCGGCAACGGGCAGCTCGTGAGCCGGTAGAACAGATTGCCGTCGTCCTCATCGCCGTAAACGAACGGGATGCGGTCCGTTTGATACGTCACGAATTGCTTCGCTTTCGCATCCTCAAGCTGCGTGAACGCGCCGTAGACGATCTTGTTCGGCGTGTTCGTCGACAGCAACATCACGAAGTTCGGCGGTAACATCGGGAACAGGTCGCCCGCGTCGTCCTCGAAGTATTCACTGTAACTGTAAAGCTCAAGCCCGGGCACGGTCCCGAAGCGCACGACTGCCTGATCTTGAATGATTGGCTGAATCGTCGCCAACTCGATGCGCCGGTTGTCGAGCAGTTTTTGGACGCTATCGTTACGAATGAAGATGTCCTTCGCATCGGTGCCGAACAACGCGACGTTCGGCGAGATGCCGCTCGCCTTGATCGTGTTGAGCCGAGCAGTCTCAAGGTCTTTCAATGGGTCGCTGCTTGCTTGGTCCCATTGCGTCAAACCTTTCTCGTGGTTGTCGGCTGCCCCTTGCGAGCTTTCCTTGAAGTCGATCACGAGCTGGTAACCGTGGTCGGCAGTCACCGTGATCTGCCCATTGACGAGCACCTCGCGGCACATCCACTCTTCTCTGCGCGAGATCGCTTCATCGCAGAAGATCGAGTCATCAGCGAGCAGCTCAGCTGCGCGATCAGCAGCCGTGCGACCAGAGTAAATGGTCTCGCCCGGTAGCCGCGGTTCGAGATCAGGCGTGCGCAGTGCGCGAACAGGCGCGATGCGCGGGGCGCGGAAGAACCGAGTCTCGTAGCCTTCGCGCTCCATGACCTTGCCGCCAATCAGCGGAGCGACGAACGGCGCCATCTTTCGACGGCCGCGCCGAAAGTCGAACTCGATCAGTGGCGTCGGCGGGTATTCGCGATCGTTGAAGAACGTGTCGCGCAGGAATGTGTGAACGAGCGGTCCTTGCACGAAAGGTTCGAGCATCGTCCGCACTTCGTAGATTGGGTTGATATACATGGTTTTGTTTCCTTCAGTGTTTCTTTCGGTTGTTGACGTTGTTGGGTTTACGGAGCAAAAGCGCCACCGGGCACAGCTTCGTCGAGGAAGATACTTACCTCGCGCAGACGCGTGACTGCTGCCGCACTAAGCGGTGCTGGTCCACCTGTGGCTGCGTGCGCATCAGCATAATGGATTTGGTTCGCGTTGAACGAACCTTGCAACGCGACCGCGACAGTCGTGTCACCGCTGTCACGCTCGGGCGTGTCGACAATGACGCCTTCGAGCGTTGCATCGTCGGCAGCGAGTGCTGGCTCGACTGCATCGCGAGCTGCGTTGAACTTGACGAGGTAACCCGGGTGCATCTCCGCGAGGACCTCTGGCCCAACATCGGTGAATGGATAGCGCACCACCTTCCAGTCAGGCTCGTCGTCGTGACTGAGCAGATTGATCGGGTATTGCTGTTGATTGTAGACTCCCATAATTTTGATTCCTTCGGTTTGTTTTTTGGTTTTCTCTGCGGGTTTAGTTGCGACTATGCGCACGCATACCGCCGCGACGTTTCAGCCGCGACTGCACCTTGTCGGTTAAAAGTGCGCCGAGTTTCTTGTCGTCATCGGCTCCATCACTGGGCGGAATGTGATCGAGCTGACGTGCGTCAGCGTGACGTGCATCGCGAGTGCCTTGCTTGTCCATCGCCGTCATGCACTCGGCAGCGATGTCGACGACGTTCTTGCCGTCTTTGATCGCAGCCATCACGATCGCGTGCGTCGCTGGACGATCGAGCGCCAACAGCGCTGCGACTCGATCACGCTCAACTTTCACGGCTGCAGCAGGATCACCCGTGGCTGGCGGCGGTGTCGGTGTCTGCGGGTGCGGTGGCGTCGGTGGCGTCGGTGTCTCTTTGGGTGGCGTCGGTGGCGTTTCCTCTGTCTGCTCGCCGTTGCCGTTCCCGTTTGGCGGCGTCTCTTCAGCCGCCGCTTCTGCTTTTGGTTTTGCTGGTTTGTTTGGCATTGTGGTTCCTTTGGTTGTGTCGGCGGCAAACGCCGGGACGTTGTGAAATCTCGAAAGATCAAATTCGAGACCGTTGAAAATCGCTTTGTGCTCTGCGACGACTGCAGCTGCCTTGATAACACCGCGCATTTCGTCAGCGAAACCTTTGTCGACCGCTTGCTGCGGCGTGAACCACGTCTCGGCTGCCATCATGCTGCGCAGCTCGTCGCGTTCGAGTTTTGTGCGACTCGCATAGATGTTGATCATCGGCTCAGTCACGGCATCGAGCGCACCTGCCATCGTGCGCATATCGTCGGCATTGCCGATCGCAAGCCCACTCGGCAAGTGGATCATCATGTTCGCGTTCGCGCGAATGTAGATTTTGTGACCGACCATCGCGACGATGCTCGCAGCGCTCGCTGCCAAACCGTCGACGTAGACGATCTTTTGACTGCGATGATCAGCAAGGCGCGAATAGATCGCGCTCGCCTCAAAGACGCTGCCGCCGGGCGAATTGATATGGATATCCAAGCGCTTGACGCTCGACGGCAGCTTGGACAAGTCTCTTGCAAACGCTTTCGCGCTCACCTCGCCCATCTCGTCCCAGTTCCCGATGACATCGAAGATCAGCAGCTCGGCGTTCGTCGGTTCGTCAACTGCTTCTGCGCGGAACAAATAAAATGGGTTCATCGCTCAAACCTCCCACTGAGACCGCTCGACAACGCGATTCTGTCGCGGCGTTGTGTCTTTCGTTTCGCACGCGCTGCTGGCGGTGGCTTCGGCGGTGGAATTGATTTGCCTTCGCCGCCCTTGGGTGCTGGTGGTGCACCGAAGCCGACACCGCCGCCGCTTGGCCGATACGGCGGAAAGATCAAGTCAGCTTCGTCGAACTCGCTCTGCTCGGTTGATTGCTGACGGATGTTGTCGCGGTAGTTCGAGCCGTTGAGTTCTGCGCTCTCGCGCTCGATCGTGCTGAAGCCGCATTTCACTTTCTGATCGGCTGCGGCGACCTCTTTCTGCGGATCGAGCGAGCCTGCGCTTGAACCTGTCCAGATGCAGCGCAGCATCGCCTTGCGAACATACGGATCGTCGAAGCCGCCCGGGAAGCGCTCAATGCGGCTGAGACTGATCGCGTCGACCAACCACTCCTCGTAGGTTGGCTGGCAGAACTGATCGATCATGAGCGCTCGGTGTTTGCGCACGCGCCGCCAGAAGTCCAAGAGCGCGGCGCGCGAAGCGGAGTAACTCGCGTTGAACTGTTTTAAGAGGACTTCGTATGGGATGCCCAACGCTGCTCCGACGAATTTGGCGACGCCGATCGTGAAGTCGCCGAACGTTTGCTGCGGTTGCGTCGGCGCTGCGAAGTTCACCGCATGACCCGGACGCATGAAATTCACGATACCCGGCCCCAACTGCACGTTGTAAGGGTTGAAGTTCAGAATCTCTTTCTTCTGTTGCTCAGTCAGCAGCGAATCAAAGAGGTTCGGATCAGGAAACTCCTGCGTGATGAACGCCGTGAAATACGATTGAATGACCGCGGCAACGACAGTCGAGTCGATGTAGCGCCCATGCTGCTTCAGCAGCTCAAGACAGACAGAGAGAATCGGCACGCCTCTGCGCTGTTCAGGGCGCTCCGGTCTGATCAAGAGCACCATGTTGCGCCTGCCTGAAGCTGGACCAAACGGTGTGATGCGGAACGTCTTTCGTGGCAGCATCGGCAAGCGCATCTTTCGCATTGTCGCGAGCGGATGCCTGTCTGCGATGTGATACGCAAGCAGCTCGCCGTCACTGTCGAGTTCGACGCCAGAGAAAATGTTCTCGGTCGGTTTCACGATCTGCGGGTTCATCACGCGATCGGCTTCGAGCACGCGGATGCGCAGATCGAACAGCGTCTGTGGACGCGGTTTCAGCGGGAACAGGACAGGGCAATCGCCAGAGAGCAGCATGCTTTGAAACGCAACGTGCTGTTGCGTATAGAATGAATGCTTTGCTTCGTAATCGCACTCGCGCGGATCGCATGCCCACCATTCGAACTTGTCGGCGAGTTCTTTGTTGAGGTCTGCCGTCTGCTCTTCGTCAAGCCCGAGCGCCTCGCCGTCGACGTTCGGCGCCGGATACAATCCCTCGCCGATAACGTTCGTATCGAGCGTTTCGATCGCACCCGACGCCAAAGGGATGCCCATGAACGCGTCACGCGAACGCTCACGCAAAATTTGAACGTTCCAACCGATGTCGAGATCGGTGTCGCCGCCGCGCCACAACCAACCGAGCAACGCGTTCTTTTGCACGCTTGCGCCGTAATTGCCGTAACCCGTCGCACGCGGATCAAACGCGCGTGCATTCAGCACTTTGCCGTTTGCGTCAAGCAGCACACCGCGCGGGAGCCGTTTGACTGCGCCGTTGCCGTTGAGTGTGAGTGTCTCAGACATCGCGTGAAATGATTCTGCAAGCTGAGTCGCGACCCGTGAGAGAACTCGGCAGCGGCGCCTCGCCGCAGTAAAGTTCAACACGTTTGCGACAGTAATCGACAGCTGCTGCTGCGTCAGTGAGGCTCAACCGCTTCAAACTGCGGCTGCCTACGGTGTAACTTTCGACGGCACTCGACGTGATCTTTGCCAACGCTTGCTCGGCTCTGCAGAGTCGATCGCGCCAATAGGCGCAGAGGTCTTTTGGTTGTTCACATGGCGTTTGAACTGGTGTTGATTGTGCAGTTGCTGCAGGCGGCATTCAAAGCGACGACTAGCACACGTCTTTGCAGGATTAAACGAGTATAAAATCGGAAATGGTCCGGAACCATTTTAAGCGCATAAATTCTTTTTGCTCGTTCGAGCGCGATCTGCTATAGAACTCTGCGAAGTGAAAGTCGTCATCATTTCGCGATCGCGCGGTCGTCCAAAGCTCGGTGACGTGCGCATCGAGACTGTTGTTCCGAAAGCTGTGCTGATCGAACTCGTGCGTGTTGAACGACAGAGCAACGGCACAGTTTATCGCACGCGCGTCGCTGCGAACGTGCTCTGCGAATGGGCAAAAGAACAAGCCGTCAGTAGATCGGTCGATTCATCGCACCAAACTGCGTCTTGTTGACAGGCGCTGACTGCTTCGGTTTGTCAACAAGGTCAGTCGCCATTGATTGCGCGCCGAACGGCGTTTTTTGCTGCTTAGACTCGTTAGTCTCACTCGTTAGCAACAGGTCTCGCCTCATCGTTTCGAGCTTCACGCCGTTGCGCGCTGTCGTCGCGAGCTTGATGCCTGAGTGTGGCAGCCTCGTCGCAGCGAGAGCGTAGACGAAACAGTCCCAGCTTTCGTTGCGCTGCGAGACGCGCTTCGTCCAGATGTAGGTCTTGAACCCATGTTTTGATTTCGTGATGCGCGACTCAGCACGCAAGCCCTCGAAGTAGTCAACATCGTAGCCGTTGATCGGTTCACCTTCGAAATCGCTTTTCGGGTAATGACAGAAGCCAGCGCCGACGACCGAGACGTTCAGGCGGTTCATGATCTCCTCTTTGAGCGTGTCGACGCCGATCGATGCGATCAAACAACGATTCGATTTCGAGAACGTGAGTGCGCAGATCGCAGGTTTACCGAGACCACCCATGCCTTTTATCGCGATGCAGCGCGGTTGGCGCGCCTTCGTGTAGGCGTAGACGTAGTCAGACGCGAAACTTGAGTCAATGCACATGCGCCGAACTCGCATCTTTTTACCATCAAAAGTGGTCCAAACTCGGTTGAAAACCGCTTCATCGAGCGCTTCCCACGGCTCATCAGTGCGCGGGTCGCCCGGTATCGTCAGGTAATCGAGGTGCCAGTTCTCGAAGCCTGCGCCCCAGCCGATCACGTCGCAGTGCAGCGATTGATCTTGCACGTCAGCGCCTGCAGTGATCACGAGCACGCCTTTCGGCACCTCTGCAGCGAACTCTTCGCGCCGCGTGTCGTAGAGATCGATCTGCACCTTGTTGCCTTGCTCCTCGTGCAGCTTGCCGAGTCGCGTGTTGTTGAACGCCTTCAACGGTTCAACGTCGCCCTCTTCGTTTGCGCGAGCTGCAATCACGAACTCGTCGCGCAGCACGTCCCATTCGAGCCACGGGTTGTAAAGCCCGCTCACGAAGAACCCGCGCGTCGTGACTTTGCGCCCGTGATCGTCGAACGGTCGATGCGCCCTGAACTCGCCTTTGCCTTGCAACCAGCGGAATTTGGGCGAGCGCGCCGGGCATTCGACGCAGCTGTGCGTCATATCGTCGAAGTCGATCCGTTCGAACATCAGAATCTGCATCGCACCGCACTCAGGGCATGGCAGGTACCAATGTTCGCAAGTCGATTGCTCCATCTCGCGCTCGATATGACTGACACCCTTGATTCCGGGGCTGGAGACAATTACGATCTTGCGATTCCAAAATGCAGAAGCGCGTGCGATGGCTAGTTGTAGAGGGTTTCCTTCAGTTCCTGCGCTGGCGGGATACCTGTCAACGTCGTCGAGCAGTAGCACGCGCACAGGTCGCCCGCTCAGGCTCGCCGCGCTGTTCGCACCGCCAATCGCGACGTAACCGCCCTTGAAACCTTTTCTGCGCAGCGTGTTCTGCGTGTCACGCGATTTCGGGTCTGCAACCTTCGCGCGCAAGTGTGGCGAATCGCGCAGCATCGGAGCCAATCGATCAGTCGAGAACGCTTCAGCAAGCTCAACAGTCGGTTGCACGACGAGCATCGGGCACGGGTCCTGATCGATGAAGTAACCGATCGGGTTCAAGATCGCTGCGTCAGTGATTCCGAGCTGCGCGCCCTTCTGCACGACCACGCGCGGCACGAACGGATCACTGATCGCGTCCATGATCGCTTTCTCATACGGCACGTTCGCCGTCACCCATTGCCCGGGTTCAGCGCTGCTCTCGCTCGAAAGCATGCGGTAGCGATCTGCCCATTCGCTCAGTGTCAGGCGCGACGGCGGGCTCGCTCCTTGTTGCATCTCGCGCAACAGCGCGCGATCACTTTCGTCGAGCTGTAGGTGTGGCGTCTTTCGTTGCTGCTTTGTGCTGGCCGTTTTTGCCATGTGCAGTTGCGAATATCTTCTCGGCATCGAACTCAACCAATTCGCGCAAGGCAAGCTCGATAGCGTCGTAAAGCAGGTTGTATGCTGTGCGATAATCTGTGATGCCAAGAATCGAGCGCGTCAACCGCGACGGTATCGCGAGCAAATGGTTCTTTGTCGCCGACAGCAGATTGATCACGAGCAACGTCACCTTTTCGCGTTTTATGAGATCGCCGCTCGCCAGCCCGTATTCGAGTTCTTTCTGCTGACGAATGATGCGCTGCGTCTCGTGCCTCTCAAAGACGTAGTCGTCCTGTGCTTGTCGCGCGGGCTTCGTCAAGTGCCTGATATACGCTTTCACGTTCGCCCGCCAATCGTAGACGACGCGCTCGTGACCTTTGCGGGCTTCGGTCGATCGCTGCAGCACGCCCGCATTCGTTAACCTGAAAAGTTCGTTCGTATTGATTTCGAGAATTTCTGCCATCTGCGCAGACGTTACTTTGTTACGCGTCATACAGCGGAACCATGGTCCGGTTGGCCTAGGCCGGATCCGGGCGTCTCTGCACG